CTTGCCTCACTGATACTGAAATGATTGATTTGCACGATGATGATACCTGCTGCGACCATGTAGAATTTGAGAAGAATGTGAATGACTAAAACTTTTGCTTATTTCATTCTATTGCCTCTTTTGAGTATTAACTTTATACTCTTATTCAGTCGGGAACCATTTCTTTCATTTAGTCTCATCTCAGCATCTTTCTTGACTTATCGTTGTCTATCTGAATGAAAACTTTTGCAATCGTCGGTATTGTTTTTTCCATGATTGGATTGGGATTGGATTTGTGGGATGTATATGTTTATGAACCAAGATTAGCAATTAGCATGTTATTGTTCTTTTCCATGTTTTTCTGTAATCTCAACAATTTTAATAAATGAATACAACCACCGCACAGTATCTGATTCAAATCAAAACTGAAGAAGGGACGATGTCATTTTTCAAGACAATGCCCACCAAACCAAAGACAGCAAAAGGTATCAAATCACAGAATAATAAGTTAAGCAAGTGGGTAGAGAAAGAGTATCCTAACTTTATCAACTACGACATCACTCCTGTATGAATGAGTATTTACAAAAATCGATTCTTGAACTACAATTGAGAAGGTCAAAGTTAATGGATGAATTGAATGAAGTTAATTTACAGATTCAGTTTTTAAGGGAGCAAATCAATGAAGATGATAAACAAACCTACGGGAGCACATGATGTGCAAGTTAAGTTGAATATCAATGAGATTGGTATTCTTCTGAGTGCACTTGAGTTATTGACATATCGTGATGAGAATCTTATCTCACGAACCTATGGTCCACCACGTCCATTACATTCACGTTTACTTGATGTTTATGACCAACTCGATTCTTCAATCCTCAATGATGACTACTCCAGTGACGCCAGCTACTAATCCAGAATTGTGGTATTCTTGGTATGCAATTATTGAGGAGGATGCCCCTGAAATTCTTGATACTTTCATTGAGAACACTGCTGCCAAGATGGAACTGACTGTTGATTATTTCATGCAAGAGTTTCTGTGATGACAAAGGAAGAACTCTCCAAGGCGGAAGATTTAACTGATGTATTAATTGCAATGCTTGAGAATAATAAGGAGAAGTCTTTCTTTTATTCAAAATTGATTAGTGTTAAATATGAATTACAACGACAACTATCACATTTCATATGACTAGAAAGTATCGCATTGAAGAACTTTATACTGCAGGTTGGGAAATGGTCGGACCAACTGATCATAATCTGACTAAGGATGAAGCAAAGAAAAGAATTCAACAGTATCTTGAGAAAGGACACAACCCCCAATACATTCGCGCTATTCCTGAATGAACGAACTGCCTTCTGATTTTCCACATTCACCCCCCGAAGGGTATTCTTATGAATTGAGTTCTTTTAAGAAAAATGTTACTGCTGTGTGGTTACGTCATCCTAATCAGTATAATTATACGAGTGATGTAGTTCGTACTGTGTGGGGATTCATTAAAACGACAAAGAAGGGGATGACTTATCATGCACCTGTGAATTGTAAGAAGGTAGGAGATGTAGTGAATATTGATGATACAACACCATATACTGCAATGCAATTAAATCTCTCTCCATTGGAAAGGTTATTGATGTCATGACTTATACACCACAGGTTGATGATTATGTAAGATGGAAAGATAGTCTTGGAAGAGTGAATGAGGGATGGATATATTATGTTGGTGAAGAGTATTGTACGATAGAGATTGCAGTTAAGGATAAACCTGATGAACTGGGTCCTTATCATAAGAAGATACATTGTTTGATTCTGTGTTTTGTTCAACAATGGAATGAACTTGAGTGTCTGAAGAATCGAAGAACTGAAGAATTGAATGGATACAAGAGTCAGGAATATAGGTATCGTGATGTGCAATAGTATTGTATCATTTTAT